CCCTGCTTAATTAGTGCTATTTTGCAAGAACAAAGAATAAACGTAATACATAAAAGAAACCCTCTCAAATACAGCGTTTGAGAGGGTTCTTTTTTCTTGAAAGATTTAGATAAAAACTATCAATTATTGCTATTTTCTAATAGCTGATACAAAATTTTTGTATCAATTTTGTATCAATTTTGTATTGAAGTGTCCTATAATTTCCCCTTGTTTGCGTCAAAATCAAAATCAGATGCGATAGATTTTTTTGCTTGATCTTTCTTCATAGCGTGTCGGTAAACCTGTTTCATGATCCTGTCAGATTTCCAACCACCAATTTCCATAACCAAAGCATCAGAATAACCCAGATCGTGAGAATATGATGCAAAAAAATGACGCATTTTATGAATTGAGAATGTATCTATGCCAAGTTTAGGCAATGTACGATACAAATATTTATCTATTTGATTTGGATATCCATTGTATATAAATCCTTGTTCTCTTATGGTATCTGCAAGGTCTTTAGGGATCACTACAGTACGGTTTGATTTGTCAGTTTTAGCGCAAGGTTTTACTACATAGCCACTTTCTCCCCGAACAAGAGCCTTGTTAATTGTGAGAATATCTCCGTCAAGGTCTGACAATTCCAAAGCGCATATCTCTGATAACCTTAATGATAGACAAGCAAGATAGATTGGCACATAATATCGAGTATCTTTAGCTTCATTAAGTAACGCTTTCACATCTTCAATTTCAGGAACAACGATATCTTTTGATTGTTTTTTAGGTAGCGATACTGAAAATTCTGACTTTGGCAGAAAGAATTTAATACATACCTTGATAAAATTAGTTGTGTTTATTACTGTTTTTGCCGAATGTTCTGCGGTAAAATCATTTATGAAGTTTTGCAACACATAATCGTCTATTTCCATAATATCTTTACATTTAAGAGTTTCTGGAATACTTCTAATTATACTTTTATATCCTCTTATAGTGCTTGGTGAAAGTACATTATTTTTTGAACTGATATATTTATTGCAAGCATCATCAAGCGTTATATGAGTGTCAGAAATGTGGTTTATTTTGTCCTGCATTATCTGGTAGGCTTCTCTTTGGGTGGGTTTATAATCAAGTGTAACACAATATGTTTTACCCTTCTCCATTAGCCGGATTCGGTATTTCCCTGATTTGGTTTTTTCGATTTTCATAGTTTATTCTCCCTGTACCATTGCAGATTCGTCATTTTTTATATATTTGTTAGATGATTTGAGTAATTCGGCATATTTAAGTAATTCCTTTTGTCCCTCTTCGTTAAATTCATAATAAATTTTAAGGATATTCATCAAAACATCATCAAAACTATGTTGTGATAAAAGTGAAACAATAGAATCTTCTAAAGAAGCAACAGGGATAATGGCTTTTTGAATTTTATCAAAAGTAGGATTCTTTTTAATTTCTTCATCCATTAAATATTCCATTGGAACATTAAGAAAATCACAGATTTTTTTTAAATTATCACGATTAGGAACGTGTTTTCCTGTTTTCCAATCAGATAAAGTAGAACGTCCGACTCCTGTTTTTTTTGATACGGCATAGTCTGAAAGATGCAGAGAATCCCGTAATTCAGCGTATTTTTCGTACATATCAAATCCCTCATAAAAAAATGCAAAAAGGTATTGACACGTTCGAGTAGTCGGAGTATATTATAAACATACTCGTTCGACTACACGGACGTAATAACAAGTTGGCAACTTCTATTATATCGAATAGTCGAACGGGTAACAACTACAAGATATTGTGGGAAAGGAGGGTTAGATGTACTACGAAAATTACGAAAAAATACGGCAGAAACGTGGCGTTTCTGATTATAAGGTAGCCGAGGATGCAGGGATATCAAGATCAACAATATCCGAATGGAAAACAGGAATACATACTCCAAGTCTTGAAAACCTTAAAAAGATAGCCAAAGCACTTGAATGTTCTGTCGGTGAGTTAATCGGGGAGTAAAGAGTAAAAGGAGATCAGAAATGAACGAGAAACGGAATGTCAAAGGACAGAAAGCAGCGGTTCTAAATTATCTGAAATCAGGGCATACGCTAACCACTAAAGAAGCCGTAGACCGATTTGGATGTACCAGACTTCCGGCAAGGATATCTGATTACAGAGCAGAAGGTTACAGATTTGCCGAGGAATGGGTAACAGGCGAAACCAGATACGGAACACCAACGAGGTTTAAGCGGTACAAGTTGATGGAATCCTAAATAGGTGGTGAAAGCAATGATTAAATTGATGGAACATAATATTCCAACATACAAGAAATTGTGTGAAATGTTGGAAAAACATAATAGGGTTGCTTTAGTACAAGCCACAGGAACAGGCAAATCCTATATTGCTTGTAAATACATCGAAGAACACAATCTTAAAACCGCAATTATCGTACCAAGTCTTTCCATTGGAGAACAATGGAGTAAATTAACTAATGCGGATATTTACACCTATCAAACAGTTTCACGCAGGAACAGTAGTTTAGATTGGCTTGGTGGGAAAGGATATCAACTAATCATCTGCGATGAAATGCACCATTTGGGAGCAGAAGAATGGGGAAAGTTTTTTCATAATCTTTCTGGGAAAATATTGGGTTTAACTGCCACGGAGATCAGGTATTTAGATGGTTCAAGGAATATAGTAACAGAGTTTTTTGAAGGAAATGGCGTATATGGTGTAAACCTTGCTGAATCAATAAATCAAGGAATTTTGCCTACATTCAAATATATATCTGTTTTATATCAGCCAGATTTTGAGAAATACAAAGAACTCATTAAGCAGGGATCAACGGAATCAAAAAAGAGCAAGGCAACTCATAGATTGGAACATTGTATGGAAAACTATGTGTCTATTGAACAAGCACTTTCTGAAAACCTATCTAAAAAGCATCATCATATTGTTTGTTTTTTTAACAACATAGATGAATTAAGAACACAGAAAGACAATATTTCCCATATGTTTCCCAACTATGAATCTTTTGAGGTTCATAGCAAAAAGACTATGAATAATGCAACCATAAAGGCATTTAAGGATAGTAAACAGGCAATTATTTTCTGTGTGAATATGTTGAACGAAGGAGTCCATATAGATGGAGTAGATGTTGTGATATTCCTGCGTACTACTGAAAGTCCTATTCTATACTTTCAACAGCTTGGCAGATGTCTGGACTCTAAAGGTGGCGAAGATCGAGTTGTTTTTGATTTTGTTTGCAATTCAGAACGAATACACGGGCGTATGCAATCATCTCAAATCGAAAATAGAAATAGTGATTTTGTAGAAAAAATCAATAAAGACATAATTACCAAAAAACGCATAATCTATAAGAACTATACCAAGGATTTATCGGAATTATGGGATGAAATCAATTCTAATGTATTTGCAGGGCGAACTTCCACATATTTCAAAACAAAGGAATGGTCTGCTTCTGATGATTTAGAACTGATTGAAAAATTTGATTGCATAAATGATGTTATTTTGACTTCGGAAAAGTTGAACAATGTCAGCAAAATAGCTAAAGAGATGGGTTATAGATATTCCGCAAGTGTAAGGCAAAGAATCGTTGAATTACAAAAGCAGACATTAATATTATCGTTTATCGATAATAGGATAGAGGAAGAGGAATGGAATAATTATCTTAGGGAAAATTTGCCCCCAAAAACATATAAGGCTCTTATTTCTGATTATCAGCTTGGGTTTACAGAGTCCGAGATCGATTACATCAAGGATAATGCCAATGGCAATTTGTATCTGATATCTGAGCATTTATGTCGCAATCTTTATTCTGTCTTTATGTTCTGCAAACGAAATGGAATATATGTTCATTATTCACCACGGCAAGAAATCGGACAATACCTTTCAGGTAAACTTGTCAAGGTGTTTAAGAACATAAAAGAATTGGAACAGGATGGATTTGAATATCGTATGGTTGAACGAGTGCTATTTGGAAATTGGAGTTCTTACTTGGGATTCCAATGGGATTTCCCATATCGGCAACCGGGTACACAGAGTTTTCCTATTCCAGATAATGGGGAAAAGATTGTTGTAACTTATTTTGATTGTGGAGAAAAAAAGGTGGCAGTTTTTAACTCATTTATGGATGCTTATAAAAATTTGGCAAAAGGCACTACTAAGCGAGGAGAAATTCTGAAAATGATGGCAAAGGTTTTGAGTGGTGAACTTTCACAAATTTATATCCGCAATTATTTAGTAAATATTGAATCCATCCAATATTTAGGTGACAGAGAAAAATCTTTAGAGCAGGAGAAAGTAAAACTCCTTAAACAATTAGAGGAAATTGAAAGATGCCAAGAGTCCATTCACTGACAGTTGAAAAAAGAATTGAAGATACTATATATGGAGCGATATATGCGTCAATGGGATTACACAATTTCAAGCAAAAAGACATATCTAAATTGTTAGGGTTGAAAGGCTCAACAGTATCAATTCATTTCAAAAACAAGTCATTCTCTCTGCAACAGATAATTGAGATTCTGAATTTTTGTGAATTGGAGATAAAGGTATGCGACAAGTGTTAATTGAAGGGATCATCATTTTAGCAATCGTTATTGCGTTTGGAATCCCGGTTATGGCAGAAGGTCTGAATCATTCAGAAGTGTTTGAGAGTGAGGAAGTCGAGTTCCAGAAAATGCACACAACGGCATATTGCTTACACGGAGTTACAGCCACAGGTGGTACGACAAGACCTCACATAGCAGCTTGTAACACGCATTTAGGTGAGATAGCCGTGATCTACACACTTGATGGGGAGTATCTTGGTCAGTTTGAGATCACAGATACAGGCAAGACCAACGGATTAAAAGCAGGCAAGGTGATTGATGTTTGGTTCGACACTTATGACGAGTGTAAACAATGGATGCGGATCACAGAAGGGAAGGTAAGAGTTCAATGGATAAAGGGGTTAGGCTGATATTAAAAATCGTACAGATATTCGCAGTATTCACCGCATCACTTGGGGCGGTTGCTTATGAGGACGGATATAAGTTTATCCCGGTTCTCGCAACGATAGTAGGACTTGCATTGTTTTGGTATTCGTTCTATTGCGAGTCTTGGATTGAAAAGCAGAAAGGAGAGAGCAGATGACAATAACAATTCCACCTTTTGTACTTGGCATCATCGTAACGGTGCTTGTAGAGTTCATATCACTTATCATCTGGGGAATGACTCACAGAAAATAGAAAACCGCTACCTGAACGAGTTAGGAAGAGGTAACGGCTTTCAGAGCAAAAGTTAAAAGAAAACGAGGTTTCTTTTGTTTATTTATATCACAGGAAGGAGAGCAAAGTCAAATGGAAATCAGGTTTAAGAAGATATCCCTTAAAAACTTCTGCGGAGTAAAGGATTTTGAGACAGACCTTTATGACAGAACGATTATCAAGGGTGTCAATCAATCCGGCAAGTCAACAATCAAAAATGCTATCTATTGGGTGCTTTTTGATAAGTTGGCAAACGGTAACTCTGCTGATGGCATAAGACCGAGGGATGAAGAGGGTAATGATATTGACCTTATAGATATAGAAGTAATCCTGACGCTTGATGCTGATGGGAAAGAGGTAGAGATCAAGAAAACACAGAAGCAGAATTGGATTAAGGACAGGACTTCTGAATTGCAAAAATTCAAAGGAAATAACAATGAATTTATGATAAATGGCATCCCTAAAACGGCAAAAGCCTTTTATGAGTATATGGAACAGTTTATTGATCTTGACCTGTTCCTTGCAGGTACTAACCCTTATACATTTCTGCGGTTAGACACCAAGAAGCGTAGACAGGTGTTATTTGACCTTGTAGGTGATGTGGATCAGGACATTATAGGTGCAGATGAGCGTTTCCGGGAAATAGAAAAAGACCTTATGGATGGCACAGTTGATGAATTGATTATTAGGGCAAGGAAAGCCATATCCGCATACAAAGATGAGTTAAAGGAAATCCCGGCAAGGATTGATGAAGTTAATCAGAGCATCGTTGAACTGTCTGATGAAGAAATGGAGATTCTTAGCAACACTATCGAATTGGAAGAGAGCAGGCTGAATCAGATAGAGGAAAACTCCAAATGTAGGGCAGAATTGGCACAAAGAATATCGAATAACGAAATTGCCTTGAAGAAACTTGAATCTGAAAAGGTGATAGCACAGCAGAAAGCAGAAGCTAACGCTAACATTCAGAAGTCAAAGTTGGAGCAGGAAATAGCCATAGCCAACGGCAAAATCGCTCAGACAATGAAAGAGATCGAGAACGCAAGGGCAAGACAGGCTGATATGGAAACTCTGATTAAGAAGTATTCAGAGGATGTAGAAACGGTCAAGGCAGAGACTTTCGATGGCACTAACCTTAAATGCCCGGTATGTGGCAGGAAGTACACGGAGAGCAAGATAGAAAGCCTTAAAAGGACTTGGCAGGACTCACAGGACAAGAAGATAGAACAGTTGCAACACCTGGCAGATGATACCGTATTAAGGCACAACGAGATTGAGGATGACATAGCCAAGTTTAACGAGGATATTGTGAGACTTCAAGCGGATATCACGCAGAAGCAGAACGAAGCTGCATTTGTCGGCAATATGCCTGCACCTGTTGAAGTTGAGGATCATAGCGAAGAGATAGCAAATTTCAAAGCAAGCATTGAAGCAGACAAGGCAGAACTTGACAAGATGGCTGTAGAATCCGGGGCAGACAAGCAGGAGAGCCTTAATAAGATTGCTGATTGTAAGGCAAAACTCAAAGCGTTAGACACTAACGAAGCGTTTAGACAGAGGATTGCAGAACTTACACAGGAACAGTTAAAGGTTTCACAGAAGATAGCAGATCAGGAGCGTATGCTTGACCTTCTGACAGACTACCAGAGGGCGAAGATAGACCTGATTACAGAGTCCATCAACAAATACTTTGATGTGATTAAATGGCGATTCTTTAAGCCACAGATTAACGGCGGTTATCAGGAAGTATGTGAGCCACTTGTAAATGGTGTATCAATGGACGGTCTACTCAATCACGGTGACAGGCTTTTGGCAGAGATTGACTTGTGCAGAGCATTTCAGAAGAAAGCAGAAGTCAAATGTCCGATTATCATTGATGATACCGAGAGTTTGGATTCTTGGAGAGTGCCGGAGATTGATAGTCAGTTAATCACTATCAGGCGAACCGATGACAAGTCTCTCACTATTGAGAGTTTGGCATAAATGACCTGAATACAGTACAAAACAGTATAGCACAGTATATTACAGTACAGTTCAATTTAGGACATTATAACTCAATTCAGGTCAACATACCCTGTCGGTAGGTGGTTAGACCGTCAATATCCTACAGTATATTAGAAAACACAACATAACATGACAGGAAAACACACCATACCATATAACAGTATTTTTAAGTCTATGAGTGAAAGCGAGGTGAACTGAATGAAGATATGTCAGCAGATCAACGGACGCAAGGTGTATGTAGCGGTAGATATGGACGAAGCGTTATCAAATTTTCAAGCGGTCAGGATAGCGAATCAGCATTTTAAGGAATCCGCAAGCAAGTTGAAATGTGAGATAGGCAGGGAAATCGGAAATAGCCTGTATCTGGATGATACGCCGGGTGAATATCCCAAGGGCAAATGCAAGGATGTTTGGGTAGTTACAAGAAAGTGAGGTAGGAAATGGCAAGTTTTGAAGTAGCACTAAAAGAGAATCTTGAAACAAATGTGGCAGCTTTGCCGGAGGGATTCAATCAGACAAGGTTTATGCAGAACGCATTAACATTTGTGCGTGACGAGAAGATTGCCGAGTTTTGCAAAACGCATGAGAACGGATCACAGCAGGTGTTGTCAGGGTTGATGCGTGGAGCATATCTTGGTTTGGACTTCTTAAATAAAGAAGCATATTTAGTTCCTTATGGAAACAAGTTGGACTATCAGACTTCTTACATTGGTGAAATCAAACTCCGTAAGAAGTATTCTGTAAGACCTATCAGAGATATATACGCTGATGTTGTCCGGGAAGGTGACGAGTTCACATATGAGGTTGTAGACGGAGAGCCTACACTTCACCACAAGCCACTTGTATTCAATAGCAAACCTATCATCGGAGCATATGCCGTATGTATCTTTTCCGATGGTGGCAAACTGATTGACACAATGAGCCTTGAAGAACTTGAAAATACAAGATCATCAAGTAAGGCAAGCACTTCTCCTGCATGGAAAAAATTTACATCGGAAATGTATAAAAAGACCGTATTAAGGCGATTATGCAAAACTATTGACATTGATCTTAATGATAAGCAGCGTTCAACTCTGGATGAAGAGATGGCACTTATTACTGATCCTGTCGAACAGCGTGACGCAGATGTAGAAGCACAGGCAAATACCGAGGATTTTGTAGATGTTGATGCGGTGGAAGTTACCGAGGATGCAGATGGGCAGGGTAGTTTCGTATGAGTTTGACACTTAAATGTTTAGGCACAGGATCGTCTGGGAATTGTTGGTTATTGAAATACGGAAATGAGGTCTTGATCCTTGACGCAGGAATTAAACCAAAAGATATCGTAAAGGGAGTGGATTATAACTTAATGGGGGTATCGGGAGTGTTAATAACGCACTCCCATGTGTAGACCATTCAAAGTCGGCTAATGATTTGGCAAAGATGGGATTGCAGGTGTTTGAACCGTACAAATGTGATGTGCGTCACAAAGTATTCGGTTCATTCAAAGTACAAGCCTTTACTGTGCCACACGGAGATTGTTTGTGCTTTGGGTTTTACATCAAAGTAGTAGACCACAAACTGATATATGCCACAGATTTTGAGTATATTCCATTCAACTTCCATAAGCAGGCATTAGATACCTTGATCGTGGAGTGCAATTATCAGGACGAGTATGTAGACCGGGATGCTCCAAACTTCGATCATAAAATACTCGATCACTGCGAGTTGCAAACTACCATAGGTGTTATCAAAGCTAACCAGACGGATTACTTGAAGAATGTAATCATCACACATATGGGAGAATCAACGGCTAATGCGATAGAATGTGTCACGGAAATAAAACGTGTCACAAAAGAGTGGGTGAATGTAGATTACGCAAGACCGGGAGCAACATATATTTTATCAAAGTAATTAAGTGGCGTAGGTACAGAAACCATTGTTTTGATTATGAGAAAGGAGAAATCCGTTGAATCAGGTAATCGAACCGGGGGAATGTGCATAACCACTACGCCACTTGATATAAATATGACATAAGACATAAAATAACGAAAGGAGTTAAGAAATGCCTTTACAAAATGGAGCAAAATGCGCTATGTGGAGTTTTGACGATAGAGGTAGTTATGCAATAGCATCATTAACCGCTTCTGGAAAAGACGCTACAGGCAAGTATGAGACAGACTTTTCACACAAGTTCTGTATGATCGTTGGCAGGGCATACGAAAACCTCAAAGGTACGGTTATAAATGAGGGAGAGCGTGTAGACATTAGAATCCTGTCTGATTATGAGACAGTTGCAAGCAATGGACACAAATATATTCAAGCTGCTTGGTCGCTCAAAAAGAGATGGGATAAACAGAATAACCGAGATCAAATTGATATCAAGATTGCCAATGCAGAGAGCATCCGCAAGGTGGAGAAGTCAGAGGATAACAATTCACAGAATCAGCATAATATACCTGTGTCGCAACCTACACAAGCTGCACCTGCACAGAACGGTAATATGCTTTCCGGCACAGTAGGTCTGGACTTCTTAAATGTGCCTGATAACAACTTTCAGGAAGAACTACCGTTCAAGTAATGAGGTGGACTTATGGGATTTGAGAAGATGAAGCCATATGCCAAAAGCGGATATCCATTCGTCACATACACTACAACAGGTTACTTTGTATTCAACTCTATACTGTCAGCGAGATTAAGAGATTTATACGGAGATATCTACGGAATAAACATCTTGTATGACCGGGATAAGAACATAGTCAGATTTCAGTTTGCAGATGATGGAAGTGCTATGTATGCGCTTCACAAGGATAAGAGAGGTCAGTACAGGGTATCGTTTAGGATCGGCATATCTATGGGGTTTGAATCCAAAAGATACTACTCCATTAAGTTTAACGATGACAGTTTTGACATTGATATGAACATCAAAACAGAAAAGGTAGGAGGTGGTAACGGTGTTAAAGGTAGGAAACCGGGCAATAGTTAGAGACATAAACCGTAACAATGTGCATCCACCGGGAACAAGGGTAAAGGTGCTTGCGGTACTCCATTCAGACAAAAGACCGTACTATTGCCAGAACGATGAAGGTGGCAGTACAGCTTACAGCTATGCAGAGGATGAGGTGATTAAGGTAGATGAATCCGAGACAGAGATATGCCATTGAGCAGAAAAACAAGCAAAGACTTCTTAAACTGAATCCTGATCTTGATAACGGAAGTGGTATTTACTTTCTGACAAGGGAAGAAAACGGCATCAGATATGGATATGTGGGCAAAGCAGTCAAACTGATGAACCGGATGTTGAACCACCTTACAGGTTTCCAACACATAGATTTAAGCCTTAAATCTCACGGTCTGTATGATGCACAAAAGAATCCTTACGGTTGGAAGTTAGGTTTTCTACACTATCCCGAATCGAAACTTGATGAAATGGAACAATATTGGATTCGTGAGTATGCAAATGCAGGTTATCAGATGCGAAATAAAGAAACAGGTGGTACTACAGGAAAAGCATCTATGGATAACCGAAAAGAACCTAAAGGTTACTATGACGGACTTGCACAAGGCAGAAAGAACCTTGCAAGGGAGTTAAACAACATCATCAGCAAGCACCTGATCGTTATGCTAAAGCCGGAGAAGTCATCTAACAAGGTGAGTCAGAAGCAGCTTGAAAAGTTTTGGGAGTTATTAAAAGACGATTAACAACTTATTCAAAACATATCAATATGACATACACAAGTTATTAGTCACATTATTAACATATTTGCTTGTATTTACAAGGAATTTTTAACTATAATGCAACCATAGGTTGGTTGCAAGAAAGGAGGAAAAATGAATCTTGAAAACATCGAGATTAGACAGTTAATCGAGAAAAAACGGTTGAAGTATTTTGAAATTGCTAATGAGATGGGCATTGATCGTTCTACATTAAGCCGTTGGTTAGGGGTTGACCTTACGCCGGAACACAAGAAAAAGATTCTGGATGCAATTAACAGGATTGAGATTTGAGGTGAAGAATGGCAATTTACAGAACAATTCAAATGTCATTTTGGACGGACACAAAGGTAACCGATGATTTTACGCCAGAAGATAAATACTTTTACCTTTACCTGATGACAAATCCGCATACAAATCTTGCCGGGTGTTATGAGATTAGCTTCACTCAAATGTCAATAGAGACAGGTTACACCAAAGATATCATTGAAAAGTTAATCAAACGGATGGAGCAGGTACATCAGGTTATAAGATATGCGAAAGACACAAAAGAAGTATTGATCCTGAATTGGAGTAAATATAATTGGACTTCATCACCGAAATTTAAGCAACCATTATGGTCTGAAATTGGAGAGGTAAAAGACAAGGAATTTAGGGCATTTCTAACGGATTTATACAATGGTAAAGATACGGTATCGATACCGTATCCATACGGTAGCGATACATCTGTTACTGTTACTGTATCTGATAAACATAATGTAAATCTTTTAGAAGAAGTAAAACCTATTCATAAAAGTAAATCTAATACAGATATAAATATAAATATATATAAGTTATTAGATGATACAGATATGGATGTTGAGGTTAAAGAGGTAATTAAGACGTGGGTGGATTACAAGAAAGAGCAATTCAAGTTTGAGTATAAGCCTATTGGGTTCAAGGCGTTGCTGACAGAGATTGCCAACCATGTTAACGAGATCGGGAAAGAAAATACGATCAGGGCGGTTCAAGTCTCAATGGCTAAAGGCTACAAAGGCATCATTTGGGATTTGGTTAAAAACAATAAGCAACCATCCGGGAGTTCATACATAGACGCAATACATAACAGATACGATATAGCAGATAATTGGTTAATGACAAGAGGTGAAGATGATGACAAGGAATGAATTTTACAAAATAGTTCAAGGTTTAAAGTCCATATATTCTGATCCCAAGTACATCGCTGATGAATTTGCTATGGATATGTGGTATGACCTGCTGAAAGATTTGACTTATGATGTTGCATCAAAAGCTGTAAGGGCATATATGCAATCCGAGAAGTTTCCACCTACACCTGCTGATATCCGCAACTATGCGTCAAGAATAACAAGCCCTGTCAGCACCGATATGTCAGAGATCAGGGCGTGGAGTATTGTTCGTAAGGCATTATCTAACGGTACTTATGGAGCAAATGAAGAGTTCGCAAAGTTCCCGGAGATCATCAAAAAGGTAGTTGGTACACCTGACAGGTTAAGAGAATGGGCGCAGCTTGACATTGACGAAGTTGAGAATGTAGTTGGATCACACTTTATGCGGAACTACAAAGCACAGGTAGAGATCAAACGCAAGGATGATGTGCTTGATGACGGATTATCAAATGCAATCAGACGGATGCGAGAGCCGGATGTTCCGTTGGTCGAAGAGAAACCGATATCTAATAACACTTTAATCGGCGTATTAGAGGAAGTTGCCACCAGAAGTGATGGCATATCCGAAAGCGTTGAGGAAGAGTTATCGAAATTCTATATGCAACACGGATAAGCAACAGAATACCTCTGTAACATCGTAGAAGCCCCGTAGACGAGTTTTTAGATGCTTATGCGATAAAATCCACAGGTTAAATTAAAACTTGATTTTAGGGGTGGATAATGCAAGATTAAGGGCATATCAATTTTAGGGAGTTTGAGAATGGCAAAAATGGATAAGACAACGCTTGAAGATATATACAAGCGGTACAGGATTGAAGATGGCAAGGAATTAAGGCTGAATTATCCCAAAGTCGAAGTCACAGTTGAAGAGAATAGCAGGAAAGTCAAAAAGACTTTCTGGGATATCACAGAGTATTTCCAAGACTTTGAAGAGGGAAAAGTTATGGGTAGAATCCATAAGTTTGAACAGTAGAGAAACAGGAGAAAGGAGTAAGAGTTTTGTGCGCACATTAAAGATATCTTTACTCCGTGGATCAAATGAACTATCAGGAATTTTTGAAAACCAAAGAAGTTGAAACCATACACGCAGGTTTTGACATTGAGAAAGACAAACTAAACGATATGCTATTCCCATTTCAGAAAGACATTGTGAAGTGGGCGTTACAAAAAGGCAAAGCAGCTATCTTTTCAGATTGCGGTACAGGCAAAACGGCTATGCAATTAGAGTTTGCAAGTCAGATACATCATCATACAGGCGGTAATGCCCTGATCGTAGCACCTTTATCTGTCACAGAGCAGACCAAAAAGGAAGGCAAGAAGTTCGGTATTGAGGTTAATGTTTGTAGGACTCAAAAAGATGTGAGGGGGGGCGTTAACATCACTAATTATGAGATGTTGGAGCATTTTGACGCATCAGACTTTCAATGTGTTGTACTTGATGAAAGTAGTATTTTAAAAAGTTTTACATCATCTACACGAAACTTGCTGATTGATATGTTTGCCTATACTCCATACAAGTTATGCTGTACCGCTACACCTGCACCAAACGATCATTCAGAACTTGGTAACACAGTTGAGTTTTTGGGAATTATGACCAGAACAGAAATGCTTGCAACCTATTTCATACACGATGGATCAAATACATCATCTTGGAGATTAAAGGGTTACGGTGAAAAGAAGTTCTGGGAATGGGTAGCAACTTGGGCTGTATGTGTCAGGAATCCGGCTGATTTAGGATATTCAACCGAGGGCTATGAACTACCCAAATTGAATCTGATAAAAGAAATCACAAAGAGTGAGCCGGGAGAGTATGAGTTAGTCGCAAAGAGAGCCGAGACATTATCAGAACGGCGAGAAGCCCGGAAAGAGTCAATGTATGACAGGGTAGATCGTGCAAGGGAACTTGTAGAATCGTCAGACGAAAGTTGGCTGATATGGTGCGATTACAACATAGAGTCGCAAACATTATCAAGGGAAATAGTAGATAGCGTTGAGGTAGTTGGAAGTGATAGTCCTGAATACAAAGCAAAGACAGCTATTGATTTTGCGAATGGTGAGATAAAGGTACTTGTGAGCAAACCGTCAATATATGGGTTCGGAATGAACTTTCAGAATTGCCACAATATGATTTTCTGCGGAATATCAGACAGCTATGAGCAATTCTATCAGGCGGTTAGACGGTGTTGGAGATACGGACAGAAACACGATGTAAATGTTTATATCATCACTTCTGAAAAAGAGCTGAATGTACTTGAAAACATTGAGCATAAACAAGAACAGATGGATAAATTGCAAGATAATATGATATCCCTGATGCACGATGTAACGATGAGTGAGATCAAACATACAACAAGGATAACCACGGAATATAAGCCGAGTGTAAAGATGGAGGTGCCAGAATGGATTGCTTAAATAAGAAAATCGGAAATGGGTATGCGCTATACAACGGCGATACCTGTGAACTTATCAGGGATATTCCTGATGAATCAGTACATTGTGAGATATATAGTCCACCATTTTCAAGTCTATATACATACTCTAATAGTGATAGAGACTTAGGGAATAGCAAGAATGATGAACAGTTCTTTGAACATTTCAGGTTCATTACAACGGAACTATTCAGAATCCTTAAACCAGGGCGTATTATGGCGGTTCATTGTATGAACATACCATCTACAAAAGAACGTGACGGTTATATAGGTCTTAAAGATTTTCGGGGTGACTTGATCCGAGAGTTTAAGGAAGTTGGATTTATATACCACGGTGAGATTGCAATCTGGAAAGATCCTGTAGTTCAGATGCAGAGGACTAAAGCACTTGGATTGCTTCACAAACAGATCAAAAAAGACAGTTGTATGAGCCGGATGGGGTTGCCTGATTACATCGTTGTTATGAGAAAACCGGGAGAAAACGCTGAACCTGTTACGCATACGAATGAGACATACCCTGTTAGTCATTGGCAGGAAGTAGCAAGCCCTATATGGGATTATGAGTTTAGCCCTGTTTGGTGGGATATTAACCAGAGTGACACTTTGAATATAGCAGCTGCAAGAGATGGCAGAGATGAACGACATATATGCCCTTTACAGTTGCCTGTTATTGAACGGCTTATAGACCTTTATACTAATCCGAATGATATAGTATTCACTCCATTTATGGGGATTGCATCAGAGGTTTATCAGGCGGTTAAGATGGGCAGGCGTGGTATTGGAATAGAACTTAAAGAGAGTTACTACAAGTGCGCTGTTGAGAATATGGAGATGCTTAATACAGAGAAAAGCCAGATGAATATATTTGATTTCATTGGAGGAAAATCAGATGACTAACGCAGAGAAATTCAAAGAGGTGTTCGGATTTACGCCTGATACAACGCCTTGCATTATACCAGATAAAGTTTGTGATGATCATATAAACAAGATTCTTAACTCCGGGGAAGATGCAAGTGCAGAAGAATGTTGCGACACTTGCCCATTCGGAGGATGGTTTAACAAGGAGTTCAAGGAGTGCTTTAAACTGTCCGAAGAGTTTGAGGATTAGGCTATGAGTGCGCCGGATGAAAAGAAATGTCCGAGATGCCACCAGACGGTAGGACAGTATGAGTATGGAGAGTTTTTAGGGAATAACAAGGTAAGGCTGTATTGGAAGTGTACAAGCTGCTATCTGGAATATGACGGTTCGACACACGACATTACGCCGGACGAAAACCCATTTGCAATCAGAGAGGATAAGGACGATGACAAGCGAGATTTGGGAGAAGATAGGCAAGGCAGAATTGAGCAAAGAGATGATTGAGTACACTTACAAATGCAAGGTATGTGGGCAGGAGTTAGTTACAGGCAAGCCTGATTTTCCCAAGATCAAATGTCCGAATTGCACAAGGAAGGAGCAGAAGTGAATGTATAAGATTTATTTAAGCGGAGCAATTACCGGGAACGAGTCATATATGCAGGACTTTCAGAGAGCCGAGGACAAGGTTAAGGAGTTTGTAAATGCGGAGATCATCAATCCGGCGAAGATACTCAAAGATATGCCTGCATCAACGCTATACAAAAACTATATGGCACTCTGCATTGAGTTAATCAGACAGGCAGACGAGGTATATATGATTCGTGGATGGGAAGAGAGCAAAGGTGCGGTGTTTGAAAGACACCTTGCACAGATATTAGACAAGGAAGTGACCTATGAGTTGCGATGATAAGTTAGGCATTAAATGTGCCTATTGCAAATCCACAAACAACACGGTAGCAGATAGCAGACCTGTAGATTATTGTGTCATCCGAGTCAGAAAATGTTTTAACTGCGGTAGAAGATTCACAACAAGGGAAGAAATCTCTGACAAGAAGAGAGACACAGTAACGATAAAAGCGATGCCTGATTGGGCAAGGAAGAATTGTGAAAGGAGCAAAAGTTATGGTAAAGGTTGAAGATTGGAGTGAACAGCACTTTAAAGAGTTGTCACGGCGCACAAGTAATTTTGACAAGAAAGAGTGGCAGGTTGTATTGAGAAATGCCCCGGTTGAATGTCTGTTCTACGCACTTATGCACAAGATTATGAGGGCAATGGACACGATCAAGAAGTATGAGTCGGTTAAGGCTGATATCGACAAGGCATACACAGATGATGATTTTGTTGATAATTGGCTGTGAGGTGAATAGGAATGATAGATTTTACAGAAGCCGAGAACGAAGTCATTGAGCAGATGCGAGAGCAGATAGCGGAACTCTTCAAGGAATATCCTATACATTGGGTAGAGGAAGCGTTTAGAAGAGCAGACGGTGAAGCGTTGAGTAAGTTGGTGAGGGTAAAGGAGACAGGGAATGAATAACAATTTTTCAGATATGGCAGACAACCAACTAATCGCATACGCCATAGAGTATGCAAGCCATTGGACAGGCGAGTTAGCCGAGTTGGTTTATGTTCTTGCAGGGAGAGTTAGAGTGCTTTCTGACAGAGTTAAGATTCTGGAAAAGGAGATAGATGACGGCAAATGATAGCAGAAGCGTTATATTCAAGCAGGTCTGATGAATGGACTACACCACAAGACACCTATGATGCGTTGGATCGTGAATTTCATTTTACCCTTGATCCGTGTGCAACAGCAGACAACCACAAGACAGAGTTGTTTTTCTCCGAAGAACAGGACGGACTTATGCAAAATTGGGGGGCATAGGGTGTTTTGTAATCCACCATATAGCAATATATCTAAGTGGGTTGAGAAATGTTACCACGAAGGGCAGAAGGATAACACAGTTGTTGTGATGCTGATACCGGCAAGGACTGATACTAAGTATTTTCACAAGTTTGTATATCACAGATCAGAGATACGATTTATCAAAGGGCGGTTAAAATTCAACAATAGTAAAAATAGCGCACCGTTTCCGTCAATGATAGTGATATTCAGAGGAGCAGGATGTTAAAGGAAGGGAGCGAATAAATGACACGGTTTGATATGGCGTCACTAAATCCTATGAATATGTCAATAATGGTTGCTTTCTGTATTGCAGGATATTTAGAGCAATCAGGCATAAAAACTTTTTCAGATGATGAATTAAAGGAATTTATGTCAGAAAACGCTACAGATATCGAGGAATGGTTGAGAGGTGAAGTATGACTAAAGAGCAAAAGAACGCAATCAACGAATTGCAGAGAATGAAGATGAATAAGAGCCACACGGGGAGTGAGTACAATGCTATCAAGACCGCAATTCAAGCAATCAAAGACCTTGACAAGATGAACGGCATAGCCCTTGACCTTGCATCAGAGAATGATGATTTGATTGAGAAGTTGGATAGCATAAGGGCAGAGATATCAGAAATGATTGAACAGGAAACGATATTCGATACCGATAATTCAAGAGCGCAGATAATTGCATTGGAGTGGGTGATTGAAACCATAGACAAATACAGAAAAGGCGGTGAATAAATATGTCAGACGTAGAATTGGTTATTAAGATATCTGAGGAAACGTATAAGGACATTCAAAGTCACGATTGGAAAAATGGGGATAGGTGGTATAGCGAAGAGTGGAAAGCCATACACAATGGTATATCTATCCCAAAAGGTCATGGGAGAATAGGTGATTTGGATATAATTCTTAATAAGGCAAAAAAACATCGTGAATCCTATATGGAAGCTGAAAATAGTAGTTATTGCAGGGGTAAGTTACACGCTTATGAAGCGTATGTGGAAGAAGTTGAAAATGCACCAACAATCATACCAGCAGATAAGGAGAGTGAGATATGACCAGGGAAGAAATAGAAAAAGCCACAGAGTTAATAATCAATCTGATGTAACAGTACGCAAGCACTCCCGATGATTTATGGGCTTGTGAGGTGGCAATCAAGGCTTTAGAGCGAGAACAGCAATTCCTTGATGCCGGATATAAGAATGGTAGGGTTGAATTTATGATCGGCGGGCGCAAGTTTATGGTAAAGGAGATGGCACAATGACAAGGGATGAAGCGGCAAATATACTTAAAGAATTCATTGACACTTACATAACATGTCACGGAGAAGAAGATACTGTTGCGGTTTCGCTTGATAATGTTGATGTTGAAGCCCTTGAAATGGCAATCAAAGCATTAGAGCAAGAGCCTTGCAGTAATGCTATTGACAGAGCCGAAGCAATCTATATAGCAAGCGGATATTGTCATCCTGCTAATATCGCAAAAGAGTTGGCTAAGTTGCCACCCGTACAGCCAAAGACAGGGCATTGTAGAGATTGCAAGTGGTGGAAAGATAGTGACGGAGCATATCGGAGAGGTATTGGGGCAGAAAGTCAATGTCCTATGAATCGCATAGAAGTATATGAGGGGAATGGATATTGTTTTTTGTATGAGCCAAAGATGCAGGAGGTAGAGGATGAAAGCTAAAGACCTTGCAGATGAGTTGTTAAAACATCCTGACTTTGATATTGAGTTGTCTTATATGACATTCAAAAGGGATGGAATACATACGCCATTCCCCGATACTTACAATTACAAAATAACAGGAGTTGCAGATATAGGGTATAGCGATAAGGTTATTATTTTAGATGGAGAACCGACAGATTGAAACAAGTTGCAATCAATCGAGTTTTTATCGAGTTTTAGCGAGTCAAGAGGTGAGGATATGAGCAAAGTAATATGTCCTTGTGTTGAATGTATCCATAACGGCAAACACTATGTATGTAAGGCAGATAAGGTTGAATTTAAATATCGCAATATGGCAACCGTTAACGAGGGCAGGGTTGATATGTGGATATGCAAACAATATAAGTTATCCGAATACGCCAAAAAGATAGAGACTATATTCAAGAGCGAGCCACAGGAAAGCGACCACAAGTGCCACACTTGCAAGCATTACACAGCCGGAGAGTATGACGGAAGTTGCGGTAGTTATATATGCAAGAATTATAGTGATTGGGAAAGTGAGGACATATGAGAAGTATATTTAAAAAAGCATTTTGTTTGCACGAATGGGTAAGAATGGATAGCACTTCACTTGGTTTTAAATATGTTGGAGCAAGATATATGTGGGTATGCAAGAAGTGTGGAAAGAAAACATTTTATCCAGATTATTAAAGTCAGAAAGTGAGGATCAGGAATGATGAGAGAAGAAAACAGAGTGGTTGAATTACTTGAAAAAACATATGCCGACTTTTGTAATTGTGAAGGTGGCGAGGGATGGTTAAGAATAGATGGTAAAGAGTATTCTACGGATGTTGGATATGCCATTGAAGGTATGGGTATATTCATGGAAGTTTTCAAACGAAGATTGGAGGAAAGTGAGGAAGTATGACCACAATCGAAACAATCAACCTTATATCAGAGTTATCCACTAATCTGAAATCTGCTACAGACAATGATGATGATTTGAAAGAATCTGACCGGGTTTATCTGAATGGCTTATGCGCCGGGTTGAAGTTGGCAAGTGACACGATCAGGAATGTTATGGAGAGGGAGGATGCTCAGTTTAACGATATGACAGGAGTATGAATTTATGATTTGCGAATTACCAGATAATATTGTTGAATATGTAAAATCATTGGATAACGCATATTTACACGATGTTTATGAATCACAAAGTACAAATGGTGGATATGGTCATCTTCTTTTCAGACAAGTTTTTATCACAAAAGCAACACGCCAATGTATAAGATGTGGTTATGATGAAATAAAACATCCTGAATTATGGGATAAATGCCAGAGACATACATATAGTGAACCTATATTTGTTCCGATTTTTTATTGGAGTGAATGGGATGGAAATGGTATCAATAGGAAACCATTAGAACAAACATTTGAAGAATGGGAAAAGACACAAAATCAATGAACGATTCTTTGACACGCAATCAAAATAAGCATAATCTTAAACCATCCAAGACGGATGTATTATTGTTCCTGCTGGGTTTTATTCTTGGATTTGAATTATCAGTATGGATTATTAGTATGATCGGAGTGTAAATAATATGAATCCCTGTATAGATTACTGTATGAATTACCTGAAAAGACCATTTGATTCTGATGTATGCAGTTGCGAATGTGAATATGGCAGAGCCGTTGTTAGAGAAAACGCTTACTTCACGGCTTTAAACAGGATCAAGATACTTGCCAGAGGAACAGATCAGGTCGATAGCAAAGACATAATGGAGATCATAGATAGTGTTAAAGTGGTTAAGTGAGGATTTCTGTTTTCTTGATGGAGATTTTTGCGACACCAAGATAGATGATTGTAGCAAATGCAGACGATATACCGACAGAAAAACCGAAGATCAGAAGATTCTGCCGTGGAAGAGTTCACCGATTGGATGCTTGGAGCATACGCAGAAGAGTACGCCGGAAAAGTAGCCGAGTATTGCAAGTCGCATAAAAATTGCGAGGATTGTTGCTTCTACAATGGCGTTTGCAGGCTTAATATGTTTCCTTTTAATTGGGATATGAAAGACAATTTTTGACTTGTTTTATATGGCACATAATGTTATCATTTGTTTGTAGTTAAATAAGGCACAAGTAAAGGAGATATGTTATGCCTACAGATGCAATTAAGCAAGCGATTCGCAAATATGAGGACAAGATGGAGAGGATTAACTGTCGGTTTGAACCCGGAACGAAAGACAGGATCAGCAAATTAGGCTACACGGCAAACAACTTCATCAAGTTAGCTGTTGCCGAGAAGTTAGAACGAGAAGAAAGGATTTTGGGGAAGAAATGAAAACAGCAAACATAATCAATCAGATAAACGCAGGAGTACATATTTTGCTTGAAACCACGAAGCAGAACATACTTATAGACTTGATACCGTATGCCCAAAGTGAGAATGGAATTACATTTGATGCGTTGAAAGATATTCTCGATAAGCGGTTTGACGAAGCAAGTAAGGCGGTTGACGAGGATGAATAGTTGCGAGTTTTGTAATAATATACAGAAATATGTTGAGATAAAACAAGGTGAGTTTAAGGGCAAGTATTACCCTGAAAAGAACATTGATAGTATTGTATATGATGAATTAAGAGATACTTTCGATATATGGTCTGACGGTGGTGGTGATTCGTTTCAAGCAGGTATTGTTGTTGAGGGTATCAGATTTTGCCCTAAATGTGGCAGAGTTCTTAAAGAAACATATCGAGCATAAGGTGGGGTATGCTTGTTTTTGAGAGGTCGGTATGAGAAATCAACGGATGGAATATGTTGTATCGTATGATTCAAAAGGTCAATTCTACTATTGCCATATGATCGGTTATCCTGATATCCCTGTTTCGGCAGCATAGGGGATAAACGCAAGGCTCAAAAGGTCTGCGATATGATGAACAGGAGCGTGGGAGCGAAAGAATGACAGACGGACTTGTTATAGATGACATTGATTTTAGCATAGTCGAGGAAGATATAGCACTTGAAGCATTAAGGCAAAAGGGCATATGGATTTCACCAGATTTACGCCTACCAAAAGAGGGCGTAGAAGTACTTGTGTGGTACAAATGGTATGACCGAGAAGCTGATGATGATTGTGAATGGTATGGCATATCATATTACTATAACGGTAAATGGTCAACAAGGCATCTTCGACCTAACTACCCCAAAGTGCTTTATTGGACACCATTACCTGATTTGCCGAATGATTGAGGTGATAATATGACCAAGCGTGAATGTGCAATAGTGGAAATATACACAGGATATGTGATGTGTGCAGGTGATGACCGCAAGTATGCTTATGAATACGCATCAGAACTGATAGGCAGGCTGAAAGAGTCGTTATACAAAGCACAAAGAAAATATGATCTATCTCATGATCGCATAATGTTACGATGTGAGCCGGGAACTATTGAAGCCATAGAAAAGTTAGGATATAAAAGACAAGATTTTATCCGGGCAGCTATAAAAGAAAAGTTGGAGAGAGAAACAAAAACAAAATAATAATATCAGGTGTAAACCGTCTGGACTACTCCGGGCGGTTTTCTTATGGCACAAAATAGGTATATATTGACTGCTTTTATATATGGCACTTTTGCAAGTAAAATCCATCTATAACAAGGTGGATTTTTTTATGTCTCTTTATATCCCTTTTAATTTCCCTTTTAAGCCCTTTTATATCTCTATAGCGTGTAGATGTATATTGATTATTTAAAAGTCTCTTTTAGGGGCAAATAATGAAGTTTTAGAGGTATATTTGATTTATATCCTATATTGGTGTATTTTGAAAGTGTAACATAAACCATTTACCGATACTTGACAGGGGTTTTTATATGCTGGATGTATTAGAAAACGATTTACAGGAAGAAAATATAAATAATTCTGTTGATGACGCAACTATTCAAGATATAATCTCAAATATTGATTTGCTAATTGAATCATACAAAACTAAAAAATCTATTGATGATCTATCTAATATCTCCCAACAACAATTTACAGGTCTTTTAGATTATATCAGGCTTAATTATTTTGTACCCAATAAAAGTATATTATATAAATATATCCGGGGTATATCTAATAATGGTACTATATCACATCAATATAATTATTATATATTATCTTGTTTAGTGGACTATTATATATATCTATGTCGTGATAATAATAAAATACCAAGTATATATGGTTTCTCACAATTAGTCGGAGTCGATAACGAAAATATATACGGGTGGCAGAAGGTAAAAGACCAATACCCGGACGCATTTGGCATTTACAAAAAGCTCCATAATTCGTATGAAAATGGGTTAGAAAACGGCGCACAATCTGGTAAAAACCCTGTCGGATATATAGCAGCCCTAAACCATCGTTTTGGATGGTCAAGTGAAGGTAAAACAAGCGTTACCGTTAACATAAATCGAACATCAGACCAAATTATGTCAACTTATAATCAAAACTTTATTGAGAATAATTCCGAAAATGGTCAATAAATGCAGTAAATTCAAGGGTTTTCGGTGTTTTCTACAATCTTGAATCTATCGGTTAAATAGCAATTTATCCGATAGTTTGAGTCGAACAAATGTTCCCACACTACCAACCCCTCTCCCTGTATAACACACGTTATTTTATAGGCGGTAACCCCCTCGACTACCTAAAATCCCAAAAACCCCTTACCCAGATAACATACATCTGACTAACTTATACTACCTGCCCATATAATATATATATTACTATAATACCCATACACTAAAGTAAAACCCTTTAATATACATAAACCTAACTCATATAGATGTAGTGTGTATATATGAATACCACTACACAGAGAATATATAAAGGTTGTGAGTAGGTTAAGTGTGTAGAGAATAGTTATACACAGTAAAGGGATATACAAGATCAGGATTCTAAAAATTTCAAAAATCTAAAAAAGGCTCTATTTATTCACAAGATATCAGCGTAGTTATTAACATAATCACTTTAAATGTGACATAGATATGACATAGAATAGTATGTGACATTCGTGATCTCCTGTTTGATATCTCCTTTCTTTAAGGCAGGTGGCTTTAGAAGAGTCATCTGCCGGAGAGGGGAAAGAGGGTTTAAGTGATGGAAGAAGTAAAGAAAGACCTTGAAAGATTCCTGCAAGCGCATAGAGACAGGGCAAAGTCTATGAGATTTGATGAAGATGGGATATATGGGATTGTTGAAAAGCAGACGGAGATCATAAAGCAGCTTACAGAGGTGTTAGCTGTAAAGCAGAGAGAGATAGCAGATGCGAAACACCTCATAACGACATTAGAGACAGAGATGAGAAATCAGGCGCAGGAATTAAGGGTAACCAAAGACCTGTTAAGTATAGCAAGGACAATAGATGATGGAAAATGAGGATATACAGGAAAGGTTAGACGATATCAAAGTGATTCTGGACGATTACGATGTATGGGAACACGATCAGGAGAATATCTTTAACCTTATCCAAGAGATCATAAGCGTTGTGAGGGGCGAATGATATCAGAGGATGTAGCAAAAATCAGAGCCAAGTGCGATGAGAGCCTAAAGAAGAAGGGCGAGAACAACATAGCGTATAAGCCGTTAAAGGACTTGTCCGATTATTGCTACATAGAATTGCGCAAGATTCCGTCTGTAGAGGATCAAAAAATCCTAACCGACCAGACGAAATTCTGCAAAATACAGGCAATGCGGTATGATATTGCCCATAACGATCCAAAGTACGCTGAAATCTATCTTAATTCGCTGTTAGCGGAGACTCCATTCCTTTTTGAATCGTATATTGAGTTTTTGGAGCATAAAAGACCACCTGCAAAGAGGTTTTATGAGCCAAGGCAGAAGGTATTGCATGATGTTGCGATGGATTTGCAATGGCTTGAAGATAATCGTGGAACAGGCAAAGCAAAGTTCTATGGACTTTCGATGCCCCCAAGAGTAGGTAAGAGTACGCTTGCAATAATGTTTCTTACATGGCGAATGTGTAAGCGACCAAATAATCATAGTGCGATGGGCGGTCACTCCGGGATATTGGCAAAAGGCTTCTACAAGGAAGTCTTAAACTTTATTTCTACGGAAGAATACGCATATGAGGATATGTACCACTATATGCATCCAGAAAGCAAGGTTATGTTGCGTGACAAGTCTGCGGATGAGTTCACGATAACACTTGATAAGCCTGACAGATTTGCGACATTAACCTGCCGTGGTATAGACGGAACATGGACAGGTGCAGTCGATGTATCAGATTTGTTGTATGTGGATGACCTTGTAAGAGACAGAGAACATTCCTTGTCACCTATCCGAATGGAGAATACCTATCAGGAATACCTGAATAAGATGGTAGACCGAATGAATGATAATGGAGCGCAACAGTTAATGATAGGTACATTGTGGAATGTTTATGATCCACTTGAACGCTTACGACAGCAATATGAGGGGCAAGAGGGATATAGATTCAGGCGTATTCCTGCTCTTGACGATAATGACGAGTCGAATTTTCAATACAGAATCAATGGATTTTCTACCGAGTATTACCGGGAGATGCGAGAAAAGCTGAATGATGCAGAATGGCAGGCAAAGTATCAGCAAAGACCGTATGTGCGTGAAGGTTTGTTATTCCAAAGTGATGAGTTGCGCTACTTCAATGGGATTCTGCCGGAGGGTGACCATAGGATAGTAGCAGTATGTGATGTTGCTTGGGGCGGTGGAGATAGTCTGTCTATGCCTATCGGTGCTGAATATGAGAACGGAGATGTTTACATTTTCGGATGGGTATTCAACAAAGGCACAAAAGAGACAACTATACCGCTTGTAACGGCACGAATTATGGCTCACGAAATCAGGGAGATCAGGTTTGAAGCAAACACAGGCGGTGACTTGTACTGTCAGTACATCGATGAAAAGTTAAGAGAACAGCACTACAAATGTTCTTGTTCTTCCCGGAAAGCACCTTCAACGATGGCGAAGGTGCAGAAAATCATAGCATATTCTGATGATGTTAAGCGAAAATTCGTTTTTTTATCAGACCAAAGACCAACAGAAGTACAAAAACAACAAGATTTGCAATATGGTGTCACACGATATGTGCGTGACGAGGAATATCAGAGCGCAATGGATGAGTTATGCACATTCGTAACGATAGGCAAGAATGAACATGATGATGCTGCTGACGGATTGACGCAGCTTGAAATGTTTATAGAGGGTGGAATGTTGGCACAGGTAGAGATACCGAAAAATCCATTTAGGGGGATGCTATGACCGGGAGAGATTGGATTGAGTTTGTAAGCGAGTCGCTAAAGAACAAGATAGACAAGATCGAAGCACAGGAAGAGAAGTTAGAGCAGATGAAAACCGACTACTATTGCTTAACGGCGATAATGTATGAGGTTGACAGGGTACAATCTTCTTGTGATGGAGATAAACTTGCGAAGCAATATGCTCAAATCGAGGAATTTGAGAAGAGGTTAGAAATCCAGATCAGGGAATTTGAGCGTTACAGAAATGAGATTCTTGAAAAGGTTTACACCTACTTGCCGAATGTGGACTTGTGCCGGGTAGTAGTTGACAGACATATCTTTTTTATGACTAACCAAGAAATGTCTGACGAATTAGGCATAACTGATAGAGGTATCAGAAAACGATTTGAAAAAGCATACAATTTACTAAATTCTATCTATGTTTTAGAAAAATACAGGAAAAAATTTGACAGTTCCGATAAAAAAGTTGTACTTTGATAGTGTGAGTAACTTTAATTAAGCACTTGTGGATAACCGCAGGTGCTATTTTTATGCCTAAATTTAGGTTGGTGAGCGATGGTTTTTAAGTGGAATCAGCCCATACAACACAATACTATGCCTTTTTCGGAGTTGTGCCACGATGTATTTGGACGCAAGATCATCAAAACCAACCGGGCAAAGATTACCATTGAGAATATTGCTGATGATTTAGCACAGGCATTGCCTTGTCATAACTCCAATGCCGTAGAAATAGACTACCTTGATCGGTATTATCGTGGGGATCAGCCTATTTTGTACCGAGTGAAGGTCAACAGACCAGAGGTTAACAACAAAGTAGTTGAAAACCTTGCACAGTACATTGTTGACACCAAAACATCTGATATGGCAGGAGAGCCTATTCAGTATGTACTTCACGGAACGGATGAACAGAAATCAGAGGAAGTGAAAAGGCTTAATACTCTGATGGAGTCCGAGGATAAGGAATATTACGACATTGAGTTGTGCCGTTGGAGATCAATCTGCGGTACGGCATACAGATATATTGGCAATAACCAGGCAAATGACAGACTTCTTGATGAAGCTGATTTTTACATTGAGACTTGTGATCCAAGAGAGACATTTGTTGTCTACTATCAGGATAACAGACCTGCTTACGGTGTAATTATCCGGCAGGACGAGAACGGAGCAGACCTTTACAATGTCTACACTAATGAGTTTTTCGTAGTCATTCAGGATGGCAAAGTAGTTGAAGGATCATTTGCCTTAAATGGCAATGGTGCTATTCCTGTCATTGAATATCCGAATAACGCAAGGCGTTTGTCTGATATAGAAATCACTATCTCAATCACAGACGAAATCAATAAGATGGCATCTGATAGGTCAAATGGCATTGAGCAGTTCGTGTCATCTTGGATCAAGTTTGTTAATTGCGCTATAGACATTGACACATTCCAACAGATGCGCCAAGAGGGTGCGCTTGTTGTTAAGTCCAACAATGGTGCAGAAAATAAGGCAGATGTTGACCTGCTTTCAAGTGAGTTAAATCAGACCGAATCGCAGGTAGCGGTTTCAGATTTGTTTGAGAAATTGCTTGTTATTCAAGGTCTTGCTAATCGCCAGACTTCCACAAGTGGCGATACCAAGGGTGCGGTTGAGTTAAGAAATGGGCATTATGACGCTGAAAAGAGGGCAGAATTGTCCGAGCCTATATTCAAGAGGGCAGAGCGTCAGATGTTACGGATAGTTCTTAACCGTTTACGCATAAATCAGGGCTTTACCTTACTTCCGAGTGATATTGAGGTGAAGATCAGCCGGACAAAGACAGATAACATTTTGACTAAGGTTGAATCCTTACAGATGATGCTTGATAGTGGCGTAAATCCTGACAGGGCAATCAAAACCGTTGGCATATGGTCTGATCCCGAACAAGTTGCATCAGAAAGCCGTGATAGGATAGATGCTTTGTTTGAATCAAAGATAAGTCAAGCCACACAGACCGAGGTAACGGACGATGGCGAAGATAGACGAACTTCATAATTACGCTTATCCGTCATCTTATCTTGACGAATTGCATCAATATGACAGCAAAGATCATTCACAGAATGAAATACACGTTTACGGTAATCGTGGTGCTGTCTATGGTGGACTTGATGAAGTACACCTTTATGGTGGCTATCAAACAGTTGCCGAAGATGAGATAAATACTCCTACTAATCGCCCACAGATTGACATTGATGAGTATTTTGACGAGATAGAGGATTTTGACGAGGATCAGAAGGAAGAACGCAAAGACCTTGCTAAAGACTTTCGTGATATTCTGATGCTCATTCTGATGCTCATATTAGCCGATTTAAGGGTAGGTAACGAGGTTAATATAGGATTTTACCATTCACTTGCCAAAAGTCGGTTAATGGACGCAATAGATGGCAGAATCAGGGCGGTTTCTACCAACATATATCGTGAGATTGAGGAATATATAGATACAAATGTTGAGCAGATACTTGACTCAACGATGCGTCACACAGACGATGCGTATTACTTTTCTGAAAGCAGAGCAACTACGATAGCCGTGGATGACGCAATGGCTACGGTCAATCTGGAAGAGTTAGACGATGCTATCAAGGCAGGTTACACGCACAAGATATGGATAACGATGCGTGATAACAAAGTCCGGCATAGTCACGAACTTGTTGACGGAAAGAGAGTCGAGATTGACAAGTCATTTAATGTTGGCAGATGCAAGATGATCGCACCGATGGTATTTGCGGAAGATAGCGATTTTCAGGATGCAAAAGAAACTGTGAATTGTCGCTGCCATTGTATCTACTCAAACAGAAAAACTGATTGAGATATAAATTCATAAAAGTATTGAGAAGTCCTTAACAGGGCTTCTTTTTATTTTATACACAATGTTGCCACAGCGTTATGTGGTTATAGCCAAAGATGAGTGAACATCGTTAAAAAATCGGGCAGAATTGGAGGAATTGAATATATGTCAAGAGAACAAGCCAGAGAAAACTTGAAGTCTATTGGAATCGAAGAGCCTACGGATGAGCAGATTACGGCTTATCTGAATATGGTTCATGGAGAAGCCAACAAGGAAAAGGACAAGGCACAGAAAACTATCGACACGCTGAAAATGCAGGCTGACAAGGTATCAGAACTACAGAAGCAGCTTGACGAGATCAACAACGCTAATCTGTCTGAGGTTGACAAGGCTAACAAGGCTACAGAAACCGCAAACAATAAGATTGCGGAGTTGGAGAGCCAGATCGAGAAGATGAAGTTAAAGGCTTCACTTGCTGAAAAAGGCATTGTTGGTGAGGACGCAGATAAGTTATTCGATACTGATGGAAAGCTGGATATTGAAACGCTTGGCAAGATCATTTCCGACAGAGAAAAGGCTGCTGCAAGTGCCAAGGAAAAGGAGATTTTGAAAGATACTCCGAATCCGCAGGGTAATGGCGGTAAAGCCGATGGTGAGGATGAGAAACCTGCTGACTTAAAGATGGCTGAAAAAATCCATTTTGTAAGTACAAGCATGGATTCCAAAGATAAAGATTATTACAAACTTTAAGGAGGAAAAAGACAATGGGTAGAGTTAAAAGCGAAACCTATGGACAGGCTGTTGGCGTGTTAAAGTTCTTCCCTTATCAGGCAAAGAAAGCTCTGATTCTTGAAGAAGGTGTAACTGCTGACGCTGATGGCAACAAGATCGTAAAAGCCGGAACACCATTTCCGAGTAACGATGATGCTTGCGAGGGCTATGTCCTTGAAGATATTGATGTTACTAATGGCGATGCTCCCGGTGCGGTTGTATTCGAGGGAACTATCGACAACGCTAAACTTGCTTTGAATGGGATCACCGTATCTGACGATGCAAAGGCAGCTACGCCGAGAGTTACCTTTATGGACTAATCAAGATAGGAGGATGAGAAAATGGCACTATTAAAAGATTATGCTACAGCCAGAGCCATTGGTTTTCTTTGGAATGGCTATCAGGCTTCTCTTGGTGAACCGCCTTATCTTGGACGCACCAAGTTTGGAGCAAGAAAGCAGAGTGGACTTGACCTTGCATTTATCAAGGGCAAAAATTCACTTCCTGTAAGCCTTAAAGCATCTGCTTTTGATGCACAGGCAGAACTTCGTGACGGAATCGGCTTTAGCCGTATTGAAAATTCTATGCCTTTCTTCCGTGAGTCTATTATGTTCACAGAGAAAGAAGAGCAGGATTTTGCAACATTTACGGCTGCTTATCCCGAAAGAGGGGATGAGATATTACAGCAGATCGTTAAGAAACCACTTGATCTTATTCGTGGAGCAAGAGTTGTGCCGGAGCGTATGATTTGGCAGTTGCTTGCACCTAAAGATGGCGTACCGAAGATCAATGTAGTTATCGGTGACAAGGCATTTAACATTGATTATATGACCGCTACCGATGCTGTAGCCTACAAGACTACCAACTTTAAGGAGATTAAGGGTGCTTCACAGTGGAAGAATCCCTCAACCGCAACTCCTTTACAGGATTTGATCGAGATTAAGAAGCAGTTTTCACTTGCTACCGGGTATTCCCTTGCTACATTCTCAATGAATGAAGAGACTTGGAATATGGTACTTGACGCAGAGGACACTAAGAAGCAGGTACAGGGCATCCTTGCATACCAGAACGGTATTCGTCTTGATGATGGTGAGGTTGTTCGCTATCTGTCCGGCAGAGGAATCAATGTAGAAGTTTACAACAAACTCTATGTTGACGAGCAGGGTGTTTCACAGTATTTCATACCCACAGGTTACATTTCCGCACAGAGCGCAGGTGTTAACCTTGGTGAGTTAGTATTCGGTACTACTCCCGAAGAGAGAAGCGGTGGCGTACTTGATGGTGATCTTTCCATCGTTGATACAGGTATTTCTGTATATTCATACACAACTAATCATCCTGTCAACACTCATTGTGTTGTATCGGAGATTGTACTTCCTACCTATGAGGGTATGGATAGCGTTGTTACCATCAATGTTAACGCAGGGAACTAAAAGAGCGAGGTGCTAACTATGATGACTTTTGACCATATGGTGAAAGTCAACGGTAAATGGTACAAGGCAGGCGAAAAGGTAGAGGAATCTTCCGTAAAACCTGCCTTGGAAAAACCCGTTGAACAGCCAAAGGAAGAAGCGGTAGAAGATATCGCAAAAAGGTCTAACAACAATAAAAGGAAATAAGAATGAGCGATTACTCAACATTACAGAAGATCAAGCTACGGCTTGCACAATATCATATGGATAATAACGAAGTAGTGTTTGAGTTCCCGGAGGAAAATCCGAAGATCGAAATGCTTATTTCCAACGCAAGAGAATCAATTATCAATGTACGGCATTATCCTGATGATTGGACGGATGACAAAATATCAAAAGACTTGGAGAAGTTTGAAAATGTCCTGATTAACCTTGTTGTATATGACTACAACAAAGAGGGTATGGATTTTGAAAACTCTCATACCGAGTCTGGCGTGTCAAGACAGTTTCAATCAAGAGCAAGGATTATGGCAGATGTAGTTCCATTCGTACATATCTTTTCGTGAGGGCAAGATGATACGCTTACCGAGAGCCAACAAGCAGAGTTTCTACTATGCAAATTGGAAAGAGAAAACAACAGAATACAAGACCGATGATGACGGAAATGTTCTGTATGTAGAAGTCAGAGGTAAGCAAGTTCCGATTGAGAAAGAGATACCTGCTCATTACACAGAGCCTAAAGCGTTTAAGGCATCTATGAATATGGGTGGTGGACGAGCCGAAGCGGTAGAGTTTGGCGTTGATATGAGTGACTATAGTGCGGTCTTAACGACTCCTAAAGGAATATTTGATATCACGGAAACAAGCCTTATATGGTTTGAAACGAAACCAAAGCACAAAGCAGACGGTACAGTTGACGAGAACAGCGCAGATTATACAGTTGCCAAGGTTCGGTCATCTCTTTACTACGACAGGTTTTTACTTGCCAAGAGAGCGAAACGAAATGGGTAGAACGAGAGCAAGAAGAACAATTCAAGCGGAGTTATCCGTTAGTGGCATTAACAGATTGATTGGTGAGTTGAAAAACTATCAGTCATCCATTGTTAAGGCTAATGAATTGTTTGTTAAGCGTCTTGTTGATGAAGGTTACGAAGTGGCAAGCGCAAGCGTGATTGAAGCGTTACCAACGATAGATACAGATAAACCTATCGGAACATTGGATATTCTTACAGACGCAAGCGGTGAAGTTGCAAGTTTAACCTTACAGTTTTCCGGGGAGCAAGCCTTATTCATAGAATTTGGTTCAGGCATTAAGTATAACAGGGGTAAAGGTAACCCTTGGTCGAGTCAATACGGATATGGAGTAGGCACTTATCCCGGTCAAACCCACGCTCGTGATGAAAACGGATGGAATTACTATGGCGAAGATGGACGGTTTCACCATTCATACGGAACTAAAGCCACAATGCCTATGTATAATGCGAGTACAAAGATGCGGAGAGACATTATAAGGATTGCTAAAGAGGTATTCCAAGGTGTTATCTAACGAAGTGTATGATCGAGTCTATACCATCGTTAAGATGTGTATGCAGGACTTAACAAAAAGAGATAGTGAGGGAGAGTCAGTTCAGAAATGGGCTGACCTTTTTTATACACGAAATCTGCACGATATAGATGATCCTGAACCACAATTACCCTTGTTATGTATGCGTCAGATAGGCGCACCGCAGATTGGTAATGATCTTATGCGAAACGCACAGAACGGAGTTGATTCTACATTTCAGGTCGAGTCATTCAGTTCGGTGTCTTACGATGAAGCCTACGAAATCATCAATGACGCAGGCAACATTTTTATCGAATTAGGGTATGCACTAACCTATGGAGTTATGGAATTACCCACAGGATCGCCTACATTATGGCGTTTCCTTGCAAGATTTAATCGTGTAGTCGGAGCAAACGACACACTATCATTATAAGGAGGATAAAACAATGGCAGTTGGAACAGCAGGCGTTTCCACTCTGGGCGTTAAGTTCGGATGGGGAATCGGATCAGGCACAACTAAACCGACAACATTTACTTGGTTGGAGCGTTGCAATACTATCGGCGGTATTTCTCTTGAAACCGAGCAGATAGACGCATCTGCACTTGAAGATGAAATCTCTAAGTACATCGCAGGTAGACAGGACACAGGTGGTACATTCCCTGTTACCTTTAACCTTTCAACAGAAGTTATCACGCAGCTTGAAGCAATGATAACCGCTTATAACGGTCTTGATGCAGGTCAGAAACTTTGGACAGAGGTATGGTCACCTTTCCTGACCGATGGTTTCTTTGCTATCGTTCAAGCACCGAAGCACATACCGCAGCCTGATATGGGGCAGAACGAATTGATGACAGTTGAGTTGTCATTCATTCTGGAGGACTACAAGGGTATGAGCGCAGGCGTTGAGCCTACTAACTAAGGATAACACCTTTCATTAAACTATATACCTTCCATCATTAGGGGTGAGTCAGAAATGGCTTGCCCCTTTTTGGTGCAACCATTTACCGAAAGAGAGGAAATCAAAATGAAAACATTTACCGTTAATGGTGTAACTTACACCGCAAAACCATTTACCTACAATACAGTATGTGATCTTGAAGAGATGGGCATTTCCTTACAGGATATGCAGAATAAGCCTATGTCGGTAGTTCGTGCATATTTTGCAATTTGTGCAGGCAAAGGATCAGATTTTGCCGGAGAACAGATCGAAGCTCATGTAATAGCAGGTGGCAGGTTTGATGAAGTCATCGAAACTATGAGTGAGGAAATGGATAAGTCAGATTTTTTTCGGGCGTTGCAGAGCAGAGAGAACAACGATCTTACGCCGGGAACGGAAGAGAAGAGCAAGAAGAAGTAAAGCAATATCCAACCTTGCGTGAGATGTTTGCTAAAGAGTGGTTTCCATATTGCTATGTAATGGGTATCACTTGGGATGAGTTCTGGAATATGAATCCCCGGATAGTAAACGCTTACAAAGAAGGATTTAGGCTTAAAAGAGAAGAAGATAATGCTTTTGCATATTTGCAAGGTGTATATTTCCGTGATGCTATTGCATCTACTATCGGAAATGTATTCAAGAAAAAAGGTGCGAAAGCGGTTGAATATCCGTCAAAGCCTTATGATCTATCAGAGGGTACTACGGATGATAACGAATATAATAGTGGAGCATTGACCGAAGCGGAGAAGCGAAGAAAGACAGAAATGTTATTCGGTACGCTACGGCTGATGCAAGCAAACTATGAGTTGTCGAAGCAACAAGATAAGAGGGAGAGTGAGTAATCATTCTCCCTTTTTTGTTTTATAGGGATAAAGATATGGCAGACCATAATGTAGACTCCTTAAATATTAAAATTACATCTGATTCGCAGAGTGCAACAAGAGCATTACAGGCACTTGAAAAGAATCTGCGGAGTGTCGGTAGCGCATTGTCTGATCTTGGTAGCAAGAGTAGTGGACTTGCGAAGTTTTCAGCAGGTGTAAATCAGTTATCAAACGCTATGAAGTCTATGAAAGATAGCGGAGTTGGTACGGCTGATTTTACAAGACTTGTTAAGAATCTGAATCAGTTGGCAAGCGTAGATTCTGCCGGAATAGATATGACCGCCAGAAGCCTTGACAAGATGGGGCAGGCTATGAGCAATATGTCTCTTCTTGCGTCAAACGCTTCAAATGTAGAGACATTTACCAAGTCTATAAGGGCAATGGGTTCAAAAGGCGTAACACAGGCTATTGACAATATGCCCCGGCTGACAGATGCGTTTAGAGAGTTACTTTTAACCTTGAATGAAACCCCTGAAATCAGAGGGGATATTATACAGATGACAGAAGCCCTTGCGGAGTTTGTCAAGGGTGCGAAGAGTTACGCAAATGGTAGTAGGTCTATAAGTGAATCTAACAGGACTACCATTGTAAGTATGGATGCGCTTAATGCGTCACTTGAAAAAGCTGGGCAGACAATAGGTAGAGTATTTGCGTCTATTGCTAAAGCACCATTCAAGGCACTTGGATTAGGCGTGAAAACCCTTGCTACAAGTTTAGGTAGTACAGTTTCAAAACTCCGTGATTATGGGAATAGAGTGGACAAAGCAACAGCATCTACAAGTAAGTTTGCGGTTGCTATTGGTACACTTTATGTGAAGTTTTGGTTGCTTATCCGTGTACTCTCAAAGTTTTGGGGAGCGATTAAGAAGTCTTTTGACTATCTTGAAACCGTCAACTACTTCAATTCAGCATTTCAGAGTGTGGCTGATCGTGCCGTAGATACAATGGGCGAAGCAGGAGAAGATTCTGCACAGGCTTATTTTGATGCTTTCACGAAATCCGCAAAGAGTCTGACTGCAAAGATGACAGGCTTCACCGTGGATAACGGCAACCTAAAGATGATGAGTGGTGCTAACCTTGGTCTTGATCCTAACACCACACTCAATTATCAGGCTACATTTGCACAAATAGCATCATCTATGGGCGTTGCATCTGACAATGCCGTGATCCTGTCTAATGTCCTCACAGAGATAGGTGCTGACCTTGCATCCGTTAAGAATATGGACTTTGAGGAAGTATGGCAGAATATGGCATCAGGTATCGTTGGTATGTCAAGAGCCGTAGACAAGTTCGGTATCAATATCCGTAACGCAGCTATGGAAGAGAAGTTGCTTGAACTTGGTATCAATGCCACAGTTAAAGACTTGTCGCAGGCAGATAAGGCGTTACTCCGTACCATAATGATTCTGGATGCGTCAAAGTATGCGTGGGGTGACCTTGCAGATACACTTGATACCCCGGCTAACCAGATTCGTATGCTGACCGCTAACCTGTCAAAGTTGGCTACGATGTTCGGTTCACTCTTTTTGCCGATACTGAAAGCCGTATTGCCTTACATCAATGCCCTTGTAATCGCTTTACAGCGTCTTATGGCGGTTATTGCAGGAGCGTTGCACATTGACCTGTCAGGAATGTTAAACGGTGGTTCTGGCTCAAATGAAGCACTTTCAGACATACTTGACGAGTCAGACGCACTTGACGATTCTTTAGAGAACGCTACAGATCAGGCGAAGAAGTTAAAGAACAATCTTCTTGGCATTGATGAATTAAATATACTTAACGATAACACAGATACGCTTAACGCAGAGGATATGACACCGAGTAGCCTGTTAGATATGGCTTTCCTTAATGCGGTGTCTGAATATCAGAAAGCGTGGGATGAAGCGTTTGCGAAACTTGAAAACAAGGCACAGGAAATCGCAGATAAGATTGTTGAATGGGCAAAGAAAGTATGGAAACCCATAGGCGAAGCGTGGGATGCTGTCGGTGATTATGTCATTGAAAAATGGCAATATATGGCAGGTGAGTTAGGCAAGCTGTTTAAGGATATTGCAAGGGATTGGGCAAGAGTTTGGGAATCCGATGCGGTAGAAAAGACATTTGAACACCTGTTTAAGTCTCTTGGGAATGTCTTTGAGTTTGTCGGTAACCTTGCAAGACAGTTTAGAGAAGCATGGAATGAGGGAGAAAAGGGTTACAAGATACTTCAAACCATAGCCAACCTGATTGAAAGAATCACAGCCCATATCGAGACAATGACAAAATCTTGGGCAGATTGGGCAGGATCACTTAACTTTAATCCCATTTTGGAGTCCATCTTGGGATTCTTGCAGGCAATCGAGAAACAGGCAGACAAGATACTTGGTATCTTTGATGACTTCCAAGAGTTATTCCTACAGCCGGGATTTAAGTATATGCTTGAAGAGTTCTTACCCGGACTTGTAGATGTATTTACCAAACTTGTTGATGGCATAAATTGGGATAATCTGCGGAGTGGTCTTTCAATCCTGTTCAAAGGATTAGAGACAATGGCAGAGGTGTTAGGCGGTGGCATATTAGGTCTGCTTAACAAACTTGCTGATATCATCATTGGATTTGTCAATGGTGGATGGATTAAGAATTTTGCCCTTGATTTTCAGGAGTTGGCTAATGCCTTAAAGAACGCAAAAGATATCAATGATGTAATCAATGCGGTATTTGATTTTGGCGAGAGCCGTGTTATTGATGCGTCTAAACTCCTAAATAGCATCGTAAGTGCCTTTAACGAAGCGTTTGATAAGATTGACTTCAAGAATCTTGGCAAGCGTTTAGGCGGTGTTATCAACAAGATATTTGAAACTATTGATTGGAAAGCACTTGGGAAAGCTGTTAGCAATGTTGCAGGTGGTTTCCTTGAAATCATTAGCAATGCACTTTCAGAGATAGATTGGTTTAAGGTTGGTACGGCTATAGGGGATTTCCTTGCCGGAATCGAATGGAGCAGGATCATCTGGAATGTGCTTAAAATAATCGGTACTGTCATAACAGGACTTTTAGCATCTTGGCTTGGCACAACGCTTAAAGCACCTTTAGAGACAGGCATTATATCCGCTATCGGTGCGGTGTTAGTAGGCAACAAGATATCCAAAGCCATTACAGGCAAGGGATTACTTGCTAATATCCTTGGTAGCATCATCGGTAGTAGTGATAAGTTAGGCGAGGAAAATTCCCTATTCAGCAAGATATTTGGTACGGCAAGTAAGGCAGCCGGGGCAAAGAGTGAGTTTGCACTTGCTAATGGCAAGGTAGCTGATTCGGTTCAAAAGTCAAACGGACTTCTGCCGATGGAATTACAATACTTTGCTCAAACACAGAGTAAATTAAGCGGTATGCTTAAAATCTTTGGTGGTGTGGCAAGTATTCTCGGTGGTACAGCCCTTGCAGCCGTTGAGTTCGGAAAACAATGGAATGATGGCGTAACACTTGCCAATAGTGCGCTTATGGCACTTGGCGTAGCCCTTGCCGGAGTTGGTGCGGTTCTTCTTGGTGCGCCTGCTGCGGTTGCAGCTGCGGTAGCCGGGGCGGTATTTGCTATCGGTGAGGGAATCCTGCTTATTCACGAACATTGGGATGACATTAAGGATTGGTGGAATAACACGGTAGTTCCCGGTGCAACCGAGTTATTTAATGGTCTTGCGGAGAAATTCAAGGGATTCGTTGATGGTATCGGCTTAAAATGGGATGAATTAAAGACCGCACTTTCCGAGAAATGGCAGGCTATTAAAGATGGATTTACCACATTCGTAGCTGAATGGGGTGCAAAAATAACCGAGTGGGCATCTACCAAGTGGGAAGAGATAACCAACAAGATTGAAGAAGTCAGAGCCAACATTCAGTTGAAGTGGGAAGAGATGAAAGAAAACTTCTCTGCTCACATCGAAAATTGGTCTGCAAAGATTGAAGAATGGGCATCCGCTAAATGGGATGCTATTACCGATAAGTTAGAAGAAGTCAGGGCATTTATCCAAGAGAAATGGACGGAAATGCACGACAACTTTACAGAGCATATCGGTATCTGGCATGAACGCATAACACAATGGGCAACGGAGAAATGGGATGAAATACAAAATAAGGTAGCCGAGATCAGAGATTACATCAAGGATCGTTGGGGTGAAATGCAACAGCACTTTGCCGAACATATAAGCCATTGGCGTGAATCTATAACCGAATGGGCAACATCGAAGTGGGATGAAATCACTAACACGATGGACACCATTAAGAGTGAGATTTATGACCGTTGGCAACTAATGAAAGCCGATTTTGACGAGTTCAAGGATCGTTGGAGAGAAAAAATCGTAGAATGGGCATCCGAAAAGTGGGATGAGATTCTTAATGCGATGACCAAACTCCGTGATGATATTTACGAAAAATGGGGTGGTTACATTCAAGACTTCACCGACTTTCTTGTTGAGTGGAGAGCAAAGATTAGTGAATGGGCTACCGAGAAATGGGATAGCGTAATTGAACGATTTAACGAATTGCGTAGTGGTATCAAGGAAAAATGGAACGGCATTAAAGAAGATGCGTCATCGTTCTGGGGTGAGTTTAAGAACAACCTTGGTGAATGGGCAAAGGGCGCAGCAGAGTCCGTAACGAGTGCCTTTAGCGGTATCAAAGACAAGTTAAGTGATGCGTGGAGCAACATCAAGTCAGGTGCTTCATCAGCGTTTGAGAATGTTAAGAAAACCGCAAGTAGCACACTTGATAACATCAAGAGTACGGTTTCAAGCGTTACATCAAGCATAAGTTCTTGGGGATCATCAAGTTCTAATTCATCGAGTTTACCGAGTTATAGTGCTTATGGCGCACAGGTTAGTTCATCTGTAAACAAGGTAAGTAGTTTAAGTAGTTCGCTTGATAAACTCAAAAAGAAACTTGGATTTGCGACAGGTGGTTTCCCGGAAGATGGTTTATTCTTTGCTAACCATAGTGAGTTAGTTGGCAAGTTCTCAAACAACAGAACAGCCGTCGCAAACAACCAGCAGATTACAGACGGAATCGCACAGGCTACTTATCAGGCAATGGTTAAAGCAAACGCTGAAACCAACAGCCAAGAGGTAGAATTACTCCAAGAGTTAATAAATGCGGTTAGAGCAGGTAGCAAGGTTGTAATTGATGGGCGTGAGATAGTTAATGCTTACGATACCAGAAAAGCACGAAACGGCTACGCATTTTAACAAAAAATTGACAGTTCCCCCTATTTCTATTTATTATAGTAATAGGTAGAAGTGGGGGAATATATGTCTTTCTACATTTGAAGATCATACGCAGGTATGGTCTTTTTTATTGGTGAAAATTATGGCAATGTCGAGTTTTCTAAATGTAAATGGATATGATCTTCCTTCACCGAGATATGGATTTCAATATGTAATACAGACTACCGTTGATGCAGGTCG